TGTTCAGTATAACGTTGGAGTTGGCACTAACTTCAATCTAACAAATGCATATTCAAAATCTACTGGATATGTAACAGGAAATAATCCATCAGGTAAGCAAGCATCTGGTAATATTAATTTGAGCCCATCATCCGCAAAGAAATCATATCTTGCTCAAAATATAGATAGTGATGATAGTAATATTTTTGCAGTGGTTGTTCAGAACTTAACCACAAATACCACAAACGAAATTTATGTTGCTATGCAATGGAGAGAAACTCGATAGGTAACTTATGTCAGATAATGTATATCTTGGTAATCCGAATCTAAAAAAAGCAAACACGGCGATTGAGTTTACACAAGAGCAGATTTTAGAATTTGTCAAGTGTAAAGAAGATCCTGTATATTTTGCTAATAACTATATTAAGATTGTTTCGCTTGATGAAGGACTTACACAGTTTCATCCATATCATTTCCAAGAGAGATTAATTAATAATTTCCATAATAACAGATTTAACATCTGTAAGATGCCACGACAGACTGGTAAATCCACTACAGTTGTATCTTACCTTTTGCACTATGCTGTCTTTAACGATAGTGTGAACATTGGCATTCTTGCAAACAAAGCAGCAACGGCAAGAGAACTTCTTGGAAGGTTACAGACTGCATATGAGAACTTGCCTAAATGGATGCAACAGGGTATTATTGCATGGAACAAAGGATCTTTGGAGTTAGAAAATGGCAGTAAGATATTGGCAGCTTCTACGTCTGCGAGTGCTGTCCGAGGTATGTCATTCAACATCCTCTTTCTCGACGAGTTCGCGTTTGTCCCAAATCACGTTGCTGACTCGTTCTTTGCATCTGTTTATCCTACTATTACTTCTGGTAAAAACACTAAAGTAATCATTGTATCTACGCCACATGGTATGAACCACTTCTACCGTATGTGGCACGATGCAGAAAAGCAGAAGAATGAATATATTCCCACAGATGTTCACTGGTCAGAAGTTCCAGGAAGAGACGAAAAGTGGAAAGAAACTACAATTTCTAACACATCTGAACAACAGTTCAAAGTTGAGTTTGAATGCGAATTTCTTGGATCCGTTGATACTCTGATTGCACCCAGCAAATTAAGAACTTTAGTATATGACAATCCAATCCAAAAGAATGCTGGATTAGATGTTTATGAACCATCAAAAGAAAAACATGACTATGTAATGACTGTTGACGTTGCTAGAGGAGTTGGAGAAGACTACTCTGCATTTGTTGTGGTTGATATTACAGAGTTTCCTCATAGGATCGTAGCAAAGTATAGAAACAATGATATCAAACCGATGCTGTTTCCTAATATCATCTATGAGGTAGCAAAGAGTTATAATAGTGCATATATTTTGTGTGAAGTAAATGATATTGGAGATCAAGTTGCAAGTATTCTTCAGTATGATTTGGAGTATCAGAACCTGTTGATGTGTTCCATGAGGGGTAGAGCAGGTCAGATTGTTGGTCAAGGATTTTCTGGTAAAAAGACACAACTTGGTGTCAAAATGTCCAAGACCGTGAAGAAGGTTGGGTCTCTAAACCTCAAGACTTTGATTGAGGAAGACAAACTTATCTTTAATGATTATGAAATCATCTCAGAACTAACAACATTTATTTCAAAGCATAACTCATTTGAGGCAGAAGAGGGTTGTAATGATGACTTGGCAATGTGTCTTGTCATCTATGCTTGGTTGGTTCAGATGGACTACTTTAAAGAACTGACCGATCAGGATGTTCGTAAGAGATTATATGAAGAACAAAAGAATCAAATCGAACAAGACATGGCACCATTCGGATTTATGGATGATGGTTTAGATGATACTAGTTTCGTTGATGCTCAAGGAGATCGTTGGTCTAATGCTTCAGTTGGTGAGTATGGTGATATGTCATATATGTGGAACTATCAATAATGGACCTAGATGGACAAATCAAATTAGGACATTTACTCTTACAAGATAGGAAATGTAGGTCTTGTGGAGAGATAAAAAACTTAGTTGAAGATTTTTATAGAACTAGAAAAGATAGAGGTGCTGTAGCATCTTCTTACTCATATGAATGCAAAGAATGTACTATAAAGAGAATAATTGATAGTAAGAAATCCAATAATATGTGGGAATACCCAGATTGGTAGTTCACGTCATGTTTCCCCTGTGAAAACACAGGTTTTAATAAATATTTTCAGTAACATGAGACCACGGAGAACTAACACATGGCGACTCCTCAATTATCTCCTGGAGTACTGGTAAGGGAGGTTGACCTAACTGTAGGAAGATCTGATAATGTACTTGATAACATTGGTGCCATTGCTGGACCATTTGAAATTGGACCTGTAGAAGAAGTCACAAACATTGCTACTGAGCAAGACTTGATTAATGTCTTTGGCGAACCAAAAACAGCAGATGCTCAATATGAGTATTGGATGAGCGCATCATCTTACCTCTCATATGGTGGCGTCCTTAAGGTCATTAGAGCAGACGATGATGATCTTAAAACTGCCAATGCTGGTGTAGGTATCGCAAGCACAAGTCTTAAGATTAAGAACTACGATGATTATGTAAATAATGCATCAGCTACTTCCGTAAACTGGGTGTATGCTGCTAAGAACCCTGGTTCTTGGGCAAATAACTTGAAGGTTTGCTACATCGATGATTTTGCAGATCAAACCATCGGCATTACCACAACAAGTCTTTCAGATGCTGGTGCTACAGTTGGTGCAGGTATTACTGCAGCAATTACTGGAGTTCTTCCTGGATCTGGAACTACATCAGTCTTTACTGGTTATGTAAAAGGAATCATCACCGGTGTTTCTACCGCTGCTAGTGGAACAGAAAGCACGATCGATGTTAAGATCGTTTCTAGAGTTTCAACTGCAGGAACCACATCTGGTACTGAGACTCAGATCGATTATGCAGAAGGCGACGGATTAGCATCATTCGATACAAGCGATACTATTTACCTTGTAAACTCTTCAGGTATTAACACTGGTGGACTTGGATCTGCTGGCGTAACTCCTGCAACTGTAGTTGACTGGTATGATCAACAGACCTTAGGTCTCACCAACTCTACGGTTTACTGGAGTACAATCGCACCAAAACCTGGTACTAGTGTTTATGTTAGCGACAGACAAGGTAAAAACGATCAACTTCACATTGCGGTTGTTGATGATAATGGAGAGGTAACTGGAATCAAGGGTAATATCCTTGAGAAGCACGTTGATCTTTCTAAGGCAAGTGACGCTATTTCTAACGTCAACGCACCTCAAAAGGTCTACTATAAAGATTACCTCCGCGATCTTTCCGCAAATATCTATGCTGGAGCAGATCCTCTGGCAGCATCTGATGCAGTACATGGAACAACCCCCGCTGCTACAGGATTTACAGCATACACTGGTGTAGCATCTGCATCATTCGCTGCTGATAACGGTTCATCTAACCAGTCTGGTACAGTTGCACAAGATAAGCAATTCCTTGCTATTGGTAATGTAACTTACTCCTTAGTTGGTGGTAATGACTATCAGACTTCTGGTAGCGATGGATTCAAGGCAGACCTTGGAAAACTGATTACTGCTTACGGATTACTCTCTAACAAAGACGAAGTAGAAGCAGACTTCCTTCTTATGGGACCTGGTTGTGCTACGGAAGCAGAATCGCAAGCAAAAGCAAACTACATCATCTCTCTTGCGGAAGCAAGAAAAGATTGTATGGCTTGTATCGGTGCTCATAGAGACAATCTGGTTTCACCCGCTTCCACACCTGGTAGTGCTCTCCTAACCACAGAGCAACAGACAACGAATCTTCTTAGATACTTTGGTCCTCTGACATCTTCGTCTTACGCGACGTTCGATTCTGGATACAAGTACACCTTTGACAGATTCAATAACAGATTTGTCTATATTCCAACTAACGCTGATGTTGGTGGAATGATGGCAAGAACTGCACTTCAGGCATATCCTTGGTTCTCACCTGCTGGACAACAGCGTGGTGTACTGAACAATGCAATCAAACTTGCTTACAACCCAAGCAAGGCACAAAGAGACCGTCTCTATCCTAAGAGAATCAACTCCTTCATCACTTCACCTGGTGCTGGAACATTCCTCTTCGGTGATAAGACTGCTCTTGGTTATCAGTCTGCATTCGATAGAATCAATGTTCGCCGCTTGTTCCTCACGATTGAGCAAGCACTGGAAAGAGCAGCACAAGCTCAACTCTTTGAACTGAACGACGATCTTACCAGAGCGAACTTCAGAAACATTGTTGACCCATACCTACGTGATGTTCAAGCGAAGAGAGGACTCATTGATTATCTGGTTATTTGCGATGAAACAAATAACACTCCTGACGTGATTGACAATAATGAGTTCAGAGCAGACATCTTCCTGAAGCCTGCTAAGTCTATCAACTTCATCACCCTTACTTTCGTAGCAACGCGAACTGGCGTTTCTTTCTCGGAAGTAGCAGGTAGAGTTTGATCATTATTCATAAAATAACGGAGGATTTCTAAAAATGTCAACTTTACGCACACTTTCAAAATTCCACAGCAAACTGCAGGGTGGTGGTGCAAGACCCAATCTATTTGAAGTTCAAATTCCCACCCTGCCTGATGCTGCAACTAACTCAAATCCAAAAGCAGATTGGGGAACTGATATTCAGGAGAACTTCAGCATTCTTTGCAAGGCAGCAAACCTGCCTGCATCGAACATTGCTTCTATCGATGTTCCCTTCAGAGGTCGTACTCTGAAGGTTGCTGGAGACAGAACTATTGAGAACTGGACTGTTACCATTATTAATGATGAAGACTTTGGAATCAGAAATGCTATGGAAGCATGGATGAATGGTATTGCTAGACTTAGCAATAACACTGGAGCAACAAATCCAGAATCATATATGACTGATGCATATGTTTATCAACTTGGCAGAGGTTACTCTGGCGATAGACATAGTAAGAAGAACTCTGATACTGCCGATGGCGGTAAGGTCACTCCTCTGAAGTCATATAAGTTCATCGATATCTTCCCAGTTGCTGTTTCTTCAATCGATCTTTCTTATGATTCAAGTGATACGATTGAAGAGTTCACTGTAGAATTTGCAGTTCAAAGTTTTGAATCACTCTCTAGCGACCAAACTGGAGTTAATCTGAAGTAATAAATAGAACTACTACAGTTTAGAGTTTAATAATGTCCAAATTATTTGGATTCTCAATTGAGGATACTGAACCACTCTCACCGTCAGTTGTCTCCCCCGTTCCTCCTAACAATGAGGACGGGGTTGACCACTACATGAGCAGTGGTTTTTTTGGTTCTTATGTTGATATTGAAGGGGTATACCGCACTGAGTTTGATTTAATCAAAAGATATCGTGAAATGGCACTTCATCCTGAAACGGATAGTGCCATTGAAGATATTGTAAACGAAGCAATCGTTTCCGATTCTAACGATAGTCCTGTAG